GCGGTCTTTCACGTTTGAGTTCTCTTGCATGGTGTATTTGCGGCGTAACTCTTCCGTTTCCGCTCCTTTTAATATATCGGGGAACACAAAACTATCCCGAGTCGGAGGTGCAGCTATCTCATCCAAGATATATCGTAAGGGAGGGATGATAGGGACTATTACCTCTGAACCGTCAGCACTCCGTCGGGATGTTTTCTTTCGATTGAAGCGGAAAGCCTTGCCATTTGTCTGATAATAATAACTATTATAGGTCAAGCGACCAGCATCAGCCATATTGAAACCGTTGCAAAGGTATTGGGCAAGAAATAATCCCAATGAATAATGCGCACGTTGCATATATTCTTCCGACCAATGTTCTGGGTATTTCTTTGAAACGAAAAGGTTGTATAGTTCCGTCATCTGATTCACGTTCAGGAAATTCTGTTTGCGCTTTGCACTCTTGGGAATGCTCACAAGCCCTTTCTCTTTTTTGTTGGAAAAAGGATAGGGCACATCTTTGAGGTAGCCTTCATGTACACACCTGTTCCATACGGCACGGCAACAACGCAAATAGATACCGGCCGTAGTGTCGCTGATTTTTCCGACAATCGCACCATTTTCGTCTTTTACCCCATTGTGCATACCATCCTTCCACTTCTGAAGTTCTGCCGCACAGATGCAGAAGCCTTTAATTGCATTTTCTCCAAGAATCTTTCTGAATGATTTGAGAGAACACTCATAACTCTCTGCCGTAGTGAAACGTGCTCCTTCATCTTCTGTACGCAATTCGTGAATGACTTGCTCCCATATACTAATAAAGGATTGTGATTGGGTTGTGTCCTCTTTGGATAGCACCACTTCTTCACCCATGATACATTGACGTACCATCTCAAATGTCAGGATGCCGCCTTTGTTCAGATTAATCAAGATTTCTTTGTACTTAGGGGCAATGGTATCTTTCCACTCCTTCTGAAATTTGTAGTTCTCGCTTTTACATTTCGTCGCATTGCAGATGTCCGAGAACTTTTTCTCAGTAAAAGAACTTCCAACTGTAAAGTAGAAGAACTTGCGGTCTATCGTGAAACGTAGGGATAAAGGGAACTCATACGCATTTTTCCTGCGGGTACGTGCATCCAACACGATAGAGACAGAACAGTTACGCTCTTTGAAAAGTGGCAATGACTTGGTTAATTTTTCCAT